GCTCAAAATATTCTTCCACAAATGCTAACTTTCCACAGAACTGCATGCGTCGACTCTCAAAGGCTGACGCAGCTACAGTCGCCAAATCTTGGTTTGAACCAGTGAAAGAGGATTTGACTATAGCTTTGTTCACAATAGGGCAGAATACTCCACCATATGACTGATCCCAAATAGTCTTACCTGCTTTCGACACCAATAAATGGCACCCAACGACTTCGATAACAGAGAACTTACCCGCAGTACTGATCTCGAGTGTACAATTGAGTCCTAGGCTAGCATAATTTGCTTCAAATACGTCACGATGTGCTATAAGGTGGTGGATTAGCCGCAATAATCCATCATCTCCTTCGAACAATCCATGAAATGGTGAATATACACTCACTGTTTTACCAGCAGCATTGACGCGTGATACTACTGTTTTGTACCACCTTCGTACATTGACTGTTGGAGTATGTGTAACACTCAAATCATCAATAATATCTTCAGGATGTTCGAAAAAGACACTTAAAGTGGCTAAGAATTCTACAATCCAATTAAACACGGAGGTCCCGCGGTCACCTGAATTACGACTTTTACGGGTTGTAACACCAATTCTGACTCTTGCTCCTTTCTGTAAAACAGTGAAGAATGATTTTGTTTTAGGATTAGTTCGTTCTTTAATCATGTCTGCTATCCATTCTCTTTCTTTATCTGGATTGATCACTCGAATGATCTTCTTCAATATCCAGATTTCTGCTACTAAAAGACCTTCATCTCTTTTAGTGTCATTTTGTCTTGGAATATAAGAACATGAAAAATCGAACGCACTCTGATCTATACCCACGACACAATATCTGTGCTGGGACTTAGAATCATCGTGTGCAGCATGTGGATCTCTAGTGTTAATAGAGAAGCGTCTGCAAACTTCATCCAAAACATCCTTCTTGTCTCTGTCTTTAATACATAAATCCTGAGCAATAAGATGAAATATAATGTATTCAACGATGAAAACTAGTCGTAAATTACGAACGCAACGTTCAAATCCCTCGTCTTGGATTATTCTTCCGACTTTTCCTTGCTTGAATATAACTTCCAATTTTAATTGTGATTTGTAACCATTAAATAAATGATACCTTTCATCCAAATCTTTAATGGTGGTCCATAATTTCTCTTTAGACCATTTGGAAGGTTTACTCTCGGCATATGAAAAATGGGAATCCGCCTCCCTGATGTTTTCCTCTGTGAACCAAGATTTCAACAATGCTTGAGCTCCAGCAATGTACCGTTTATAACATTTGCTCTTCAAATCCAGCTCATGTAAATATTTGGTTCTCTGATTGATGGCAGCGATTATGGCATTTGGGTCGAGGTTATCCCAGATAATAGGCATTGCAAAAGCTGGACCAATTTGTCTGTGAGTACACCTCTCCGACTGCACCACTGATTTCCCATCAATAGGC